CTCGGCTACACGGCAGAGGTCGTTGGGGTCAACCCCGACCAAATCATCAGCAACATCAAGACCCGTGAATTTGTGCTGGCTCGAAGCATCTTTGCCGACATCGCTTATTCGGAGTATATGTACAGTTATTCTCGCATCGGGCGAATCCTCAATAGGGACCACGCCACGGTCATGCACAACATAGAGGTCCTCAACAACCAAATGTGGCAACTACCATCAATCAAGCACCTTCGCAAGGAAGTTTTCAACAGGACCAAAGAATTTCTGCAACATCCACATGAATCTATGTAATCTTTGCGTGAGTGAACGCAGAGAGCATCGTCCTTGACCTTTATCGAAGCGGAGAAATCCGCAAGGCTTGCCTCACGATTACGGGGGGCAATCCGCTTTGGAAGGACCTTGAGCAAGAGGTGGTCCTGATTCTGCTTGAAAAAGACCCCGACAAGATTACCAAGATGCAGGTCCAAGGCTACCTGCGATTCTACATCGTTCGGCTCATTATGAACCTTTACAGGGGCAACAACAACCAGTTTGCGAAGAAGTACCGCCACCACGACGAGCGGGTCGAAGTGGATCCCGAAACCCAAGAACTAAGCAAGGACTACGACACCCTGCTCGATGACCTTTGGGCCATTGCCCAGCAAGAGATGGATTCGTGGGCGAAGGATGGGGCCTTCCCGTACGACAAAGAACTGCTGAACCTGCTCATGCAGACAGGCAACATGAAGGCCATGTCCCGGGAAACGGGCATCCCGTACAGGTCCATCATCTACTCCATCGAACAGGCCAAGGCCAAAATCAAAACCGCAATCGAAGCAAATGGATATACTGGTTTTTCCAATCCTGATTAGTGCCTTGGCGACTCTTGCGGTCGTGGAGTTCCGGGTCCTGCCTTCGTGGTTCTACGCTTTGCCATTTGCCAAGCGGAAGCCGTTTTCGTGCATGACCTGCTTCGGGTTTTGGCTTGGCTTTGCCCTGACCCTGCCAACCTGCCAATGGTACTTGGCCCCTATCCTTGGGCTTGCCTCATCTGCCACCGCAATAATCATTCGGGAATGGACCTTCAAATGACCAACGACCAATTCATCGTGGCCCAAAAGCACAGGAAGTACTGGGACCAATATGTGGCATCCCTAACGATGCGACTGCCACCCGATGCGGTTGGTGAACTGCAAGCCATCCTGACCGCTCACGGACGACCCCCCACGAATTGGTGGTGTGCGGACTGCGTAAAATCGGCCCTCCAATACATTTACCTGCAAGCGGACTTGTTTGCCGAAGCCAACCAAAACACCATAAACCACTCCCTGAATGCCCCTGCCAATCCCGAACAATAACGAAAGCAGAGAAGGATTTATCGGTCGCTGCATGAGCAACAACGAGGCCAATGCAGAGTTCCCCGATACGGCTCAACGGCTTGCGGTTTGTGGCTCAACTTGGGAGAATCACAAGAGGCAGCAGTTCGAGTCTTACTCCGACTACGGCCAAGAGATTCGCTCCAACGCCAAGCGAGGGATAGAACTCAACGAGCGGAACGGGAACAAGTGTGCGACGCAAACAGGCAAGGTCAGGGCGCAGCAGTTAGCCAACGGGGAAGCCATATCGCTCGAAACCATCAAGCGGATGCACTCCTACCTGTCAAGGGCAGAAACCTACTACGACAACGCAGACGACACCTCGGACTGCGGTTACATCTCGTACTTGTTGTGGGGTGGCAAGTCGGCTCTCTCATGGTCAAGAAATAAACTCCGAGAACTTGGCGAACTCGAAGGCGAAGGATGACGAGGCACAGGTGCAGGCTCGGATGGACTCGCTGATGATGGTCATAACAACCCTGTGCGACTGCATCGGAGCGGTGGACGATTCCAATGCCCCGAACCAGTACGAAGTGAAAATGAAAATCGTAAACAAGATTAGCGACCTAATCGACAAAATCGAATACTAATGGGAACCAGCAAGGGCAACGGCAAGTACATCGAAACCCCCGAAAAGATGTGGGAGTACTTTGAGGCATACCGGGCAGGGGTCAAGGCAAACCCAAGGACCAAGACGGTATTCCCCGGCAAGGATGCTATCCCCCAGCATGAGCCTTTGGAGCGACCCTTGACCTTGGAAGGCTTTGAGAACTGGTGTGCCGATGCAGGCATCATTGAGGACCTAAGCAACTACTTTGCAAACACGAAGGGCAACTACTCCGACTATTCAACTATCTGTTCACGCATAAGACGGGTCATCCGCCAAGACCAAATCGAAGGGGGTATGGTCGGTCAGTACAACGCAAGCATCACCCAACGGTTGAACTCTTTGGTGGACAAGCAGGAGAATCAGGTCTTTATTGAACAATGGACCGAGGATGAATGAAGGTCATAAACACCACCGCCAAGCGGAAGATTGAATCGCTGACCCATCGTAAACGGGTCATCCAAGGAGGGACATCGGCCTCCAAGACCTTCAGCATCCTTTGCGTTTTAATCAAACAGGCTTGCACGAAGAAGACCGAAATCAGCATCGTCGGGGAAACCGTGCCTCACCTTCGGAGGGGTGCGATTCGGGACTTCATCAAGATAATGATCGCCAAGGAAATCTTCGTTCCGGCAAGGTGGAACAAGACCTTGCTGACCTACCAGTTCGCTAACCGTAGCACTATTGAGTTTTTCTCGGCTGACCAAGAGGCAAGGCTCCGGGGTGCAAGGAGGCAGGTGCTATTCATCAACGAGGCGAACAACATCGACTTTGAATCTTACTATCAACTCGCCATCCGTACAAGCGAGGCCATCTACATCGACTTCAACCCGACGCATGAGTTTTGGGCGCATACCGAGGTCTTGCGAGAGGACGATTCCGAACTGCTCATCCTGACCTATCAAGACAACGAGGCTTTGCCCGACACGATTAGGAGGGACATCGAACTGAACCGCACCAAAGCCGAAACGAGTGCTTATTGGGCGAACTGGTGGAAGGTGTACGGCCTCGGTCAGGTCGGGACGCTTCAGGGTGCGATATACGAGGACTTCGAGGTCGTGGAGGGGATAGATGTCAGCCGAGCGAAATTCGTCGCCCTTGGGCTTGACTGGGGCTTTAGCAACGACCCTACGGCCTTGGTCGCTATCTACCGGCAAGGGGACTGCCTACTCATCCAAGAACTGCTCTACTCCACGGGTCTAACCAACCAAGACATCGCAGACAAGTTGCGGACCTTGGGCATCACAAGGGCTTGGGAAATCGTGGCGGATTCAGCCGAACCCAAGAGCATTGAGGAAATCTATCGGTTGGGGTTCAACATCAAGCCGGCGGAAAAGGGTCCCGACTCGGTTCGGAACGGGATAGACATCTTGAAGCGGTATAAATTGCAGGTAACCAAGGATTCCACTAACCTCATCAAGGAACTGCGGTCCTACACTTGGGCCACGGATAAGGAGGGCAAGAACACGGGGGTCCCGATTGACTCCTTCAACCACGCCTGCGATGCGATGCGATACGTGGCACTCAACAAGTTAAGGGTCAGTAACTCGGGGAAGTACGTTGTGGTTTAACTTTGCCCCATGAACCCCGAACGCATCCTTGACCTGCTCATCGAAATCGGCAAGACGCTTGCAGCCGTTTTCTTTATCCTCACCCTTCTAGCCCTCCTTTGGACCTTATGAAAGTCGTCCACTACTACCACATCTACTGCGGAGGGAATTGGCAGTTGATACTGAACCAGCACATGATGGCGGTCTGCAACTATGGCCTCATCAACGTCTTGGATGAAATTCGTGTAGGCATCGTCGGTCCACCCGAACAACGCAAAGCGGTCAAGGAGGTGCTGGAAAACTCGATGGTTGCCCCGAAGATTAAAATAGTGGTTACCCGGACCAACGCTTGGGAGCAGGCAACCCTTACCGAAATGTACCGGGCCTCGCAGGAAGAGGAAGCCGTGTACCTGTACGCCCACACCAAGGGGGCTGCGAATCCATCCTTGACCACCCAACTATGGGGTAGGTCCATGCTGTTCTTCAACGTGGTCGCTTGGGAGCGGTCCATGCAACTGCTCGAAGGAGTTGATGCGGTCGGATGCCATTGGATAACCAAGGAGCAGTTTCCCCACATGGCAGACGCAAACAACCCGGAAGGCTACCCATACTTTGGGGGCAACTTTTGGTGGGCCAAATCCTCCCACATCAAAGAACTGGGCGAACCAGTACGGGAACAACGCTATCAAGCGGAGCATTGGATAGGAAAGAAACCCGACACCAAGGTCTTTGATTCCAACCCCGGCTGGCCTTCACCTGAACGCTTTGTCATAACTTTTTAGCATGAAAAAACACATCGACCAACTCAAGGCTTTGGACTACTCCCACATCTACACGACGGCCGTGGACCACATCATTGAAATCTACGAGGAAGCCAAGAAGCACAAGGGGGGCCACGCTTTAGAACTCGGTTCCTACCTCGGACACTCAACGCTCGCTATCGCCTTGGCTGGGCTTGACGTGGTGGTTTACGACACCGACACAACCGTAGAAGACAAGCGCAAAGCCCTCCTGTCCAAGAAGTTCAAAGTCGAATGGAACAACCAACCGAGCCACATGGCCCTGCAAGAGGTCAGGACTTTTGACTTCATCTTTCACGACTCGGACCACGGGGACGGCATGATTCCCGAAATGGTTGCCTTGTTCAACAAAGCCCTGAACCCCGGTGGGACGATGGTCATCCACGATGCCGAACTGCTGACGATGATCAACCTTACGAGCCAACTGCAGCCACACGAAGCCAAGGGGTCAACCGACCAACGAGGCAGGATGCTTTTAACCCTCTACAAGAAATGAAGGCAAAAACTTACATCTTCTGCCACGATACCGACATCGTGAAGCAATGCGAAGCCGAGGGAAGGTTCAGGGACTTCTTTCCCTATACTTGGGTCATGCTTGGGTTTAAGGACTTTGACGGCATGGCTGGGCTTGACCACATTATCGCAAGGGACGAACCCGACAACATTGAGAACCACCGTAACCTCGTCGCTTGGACGGGGTGGTACGCTTTAGCCAAGAACGGCTACATCAAGAACGGCGATGTCGTGAACCTCTTCGAGTACGACCTAACTTGGAACGGGGACTTTGACCAAAGAGCCTACTGCGCCTATTTCCGAGTCCCTGTGGACGTTGTGCCTTACTGGTCGTGCGGTGATAATTACGAGCCACACATCAAGCAACTGACTGGAAGTGGTGCAAAGGAGTTCTATCAACCCGTTGTGCCTATAACTTCCAATTACACGCTTACTTGGGACGATTCCTACCTTGACCTAACCATCGCTTGCATTGAGCAGAAGTTGGTCGCTATTCCACACGTCGGCCACATTCTTGAGCGAGCCTACTCACAGAGGTTCGCTGACATCCCTTACAACGTGGGAGCGTTCAAACACGCATTTGCCAACTCTCACGGGTTCTGAGATGTACTTAGTCGGGGTCAATTACGCAACGAGTGAGTACCTTCCAGCAGCGAGGGGGCAGGCTAATCAGTATCCGTTCCCGATTACAACAACCGAGGACGAGAAACGTCCGGGCAGGGGCAACAACTGGTGGAGGTGGAAGCCTCAAATCATTCTTGATGCTCTCTTTGATTTGCAGGAGGACGAAGCCCTGCTTTACCTTGACGCTCAAGATATTCACGGAGATGGCTGCTTTGAGTTTGCCAAGCAGTATCTGCAAGACAACCCCATCCTGCTGCACCAGAACTTTCACAACCATATCTCATACACCAAGGGCGACTGCTACGTTTTGATGGACTGCCTTCAATTCTTTAACGAGAAACCGATGCAGATAGAGGCAGGGTTCCTTGGCTTACGCAAGACCGACTTCACGATTGACTTGATGTACGAATGGTCCAAGTGGCTGCACGTTGACAAGGCCGTGAATGACGACCCAAGCGAGTATCCGAACCACCCATCATTCATTGACCACAGGCACGACCAAAGCATTCTGACAAACCTCGCCCTGCTTAACGACCTGCCTATGGTTGTCGTTCCCGAAATTCGCTGCAATTCAAGACCTAAGTTATGGCTATGAAACTCCAAGACCTGACCATCGACCAGTTCCAACGCATCGGAGCCATCGAGTTCTCCAGCGTGCTGGGCGACTACGACAAGCGTGCAGGGGTCGTCGCAATCGTTGAGGGGGTCGATATATCATTCGTGAGAGAAATGCCCGCCAAGAGCGTCCTAAAGCGTTACAAGGCCATTATCAGCGAGTGGAACGCATTGCCTGCGTTGGGGTACAAGCGAAAGTTCAAAGCAGGGGGCAAGTGGTGGATTCCAACGGTGTTCACGGACGAGTTGACCGCTGGGCAGTTAATAGAGTTAATGGACGCAAACACGACCGACGAAAAGCAACTCCTGCAGAACCTCCACCGAATCATGGCGACCCTTTGCCGGGAAGGCGGTCTATTCGGATTCTTTCCGAAAAAGTACGACGGTGCTGCCCATGCGGAGCGAGCCGAGTTGATGAAGAAACACGCCAAGGTCGGGGACGTTTGGGGGGTTGTCAGTTTTTTTTTGCTAAGTTCAGAATCCTACTTGAAAGTTTTGAGCGACTATTCCAAGCACCTGATGACGAAGGCCGAGGGACTGACGTAAGCCCTCTCGCTGGCTACGGTTGGCTTATGGTGGTGTGGCGGATGGCCAACAAGGACGTGCTGAAATTCGATGCCATCTTCGCAATGAAGGCGGTGGAGTTTCTGAACTATGCGCTCCTGATTCACGACATTTTGGAGGCAGAGAGGATGGAAGCGGAGCGGGCAAGGCGCAGATAGACACATTCCAGCACGGGGGACATTTACCCACATGGAAACAACCATTCTCGCCAATGGCAAGCCCGTAGGCAAGTTCGGCAGCGGTTCGATGAAGGGCATCGACCAAACCGCCTTGGAGGGCATTGGTTCAATCGTTGGACCCAAGGGTGGAGGCAAGTCGCCAACCCATGACGTGCTGGTCAAGTGGATTGAACGGGTCATCGAACTTGCGAAGAAGAACCTCGAAGCAGCGAACGCAAATGCAGGGGGAACGCTCTCCGCATCTATCGTGCCGGAGGACATCGAACTATCCGCAAAGCAAATCGTCGTGGCTATCATGGCCAACCCCTATTGGAAGTACGTGGACCAAGGGGTGCGAGGCAAAACGTCAAGCGTAAAGGCTCCGAGGTCGCCATTCCAATACAGGGACAAGTTCCCACCTGCCCAAGCCATGGCCGATTGGATAGCCAACAAGGAAAAACTTGTTGTGCCGACCTATTCGCGTGAACTCAAGCGGATGCGGACGAAGCAGGAGCAAGGGTTGGTGGATGGCAGGTCGGTTGCCTATTGGGTATTCCAGCGAGGAACACGGGCCACGAACTTCATGTCTAACGCCCTATCCCCCGAAATGATAGAGGTCCTTACCGAAAATATCGCAGAGGCCCTTGGCAAATCCATAAGCGTAGCAACCAAACTATAAAATGGCAACAACCGTCCTTTCCGGGTCGCCCCAAGTGGCTACACCCGTTTACAACAAGATGCTTTTCAAGGTCAGCAGCAACGAGATAGCCCAGCCTAATTACCGATTTGTTTGCGATGTCAAAGACAATGCAGGGAGTACATACGCCCGGTTAAAGTGCGATAAATTACCGATTACCAACCAAGGATTCTTCGATGTCGCCAAGGTCGTTGAAACCCTTATTGCACCGACCAAGC